GGACGCAATTAACTGCGAGAAGGAGATTAAGGAAATACTTGATAAGTATGGACTTAAATTAAGTATCCAATCTAATATAATTTTTACAGAATAATATGCCACTCTCAAAAGACGCACAAAAGATTTTGAAAAAGTTTCAACAGGAATACGGTGCCAAGAAAGGTAAAGCCGTATATTATGCTACTGCCAATAAACAAGGCAGAAGTGAAAGAAGTTTTAAGAAGAAATAGTTGTCTGTCGGGCAGACAAAATTATGAACTATGAAGTTGAACAACCAAGCGAAATCTATGCAAAAGATTTTAAGGAAATGCTTAACATTGAGAAGTATTTCCCAAATCTTGATGATGTTAGCTCTTTTCTAAATGCTTTGTGGGTAGACCACAAGGGCAACCCTTTACATAAGTTCATATTTGAAACGCCTAATATACATACCAAAGATTATAACGAAGCCAAAGACCTGTTAGACGCCTTCCTGAAAGATTACTGGGTAGCATATAGGACTTTAATGAAGTCCGAAGATTTTGCTCTTTTAGATATTTTAAAATACAATTATGGCTTTACCCTGTATGATGTGGTAGTAAGTTTCTTTGATGCTGAATACTTTTTAAGAAGGTTCTTTGACCCAAAGATTAAGCTCGCACCTAAACAGAGAGAAATGTTGTTTAATGGCTCATATGAGGACTTGGTTTCAATTAGAAGTTCTACTGCTTCAGGCAAGAGTTTTATAAATGCTCGTTTAGGTTTCTGGTGGATTTCAACTCATAGGAACTCTAAACTCGTAATGACAGCCCCTACTGCTCGTCAAGCTATAAACATTCTTTGGTCAGAGTTCAAGCAAATCTATTATCAGTTCAAAGAAAAGTATCCTGAATACACAGAAGAGATGATGACAGGCGAACCAAAGACAGTTTCCTTTTATCAGGGTATTTGGAATGTCAACGATAAAGAGGAAATATGGCAAGCACTCTGTTTCTCTGTTCGTGATTATAGACCCGAAACATTGCAAGGCTTTCACTCTAAATTTATGATGGTTATAATAGATGAGGCTTCTGGTGTAGAAGATGCCTTGTTTGAAGCTATAGACCGTATTCTAACAGGTTCTCAAATCTCAAAGTATTACTTGATTTCTAATCCAACCAGAACAACAGGTTTCTTTTATAACACTCAATTACCTGATTCGCTATTTAAAAAGATACATATCTCGGCATTTGACTCTCCTAATACGATATTAGAGTTCTTGGAAAAGAAAATGTATAATGCTTTTTATTCCAAGAAGAAACGATTGAAATTGCAAGAAAGACCTTATAAATTATTAAATCCACAGACGCCTAATGCAAAGATACCTTCATTAGAATATATTTCAGGACTAATGACCGTAAAGGACATAGTAAAGTATATTCATCTTTATGGAAGAGATAGCGATAAGTTTAGAATAGATATTCTGGGGGATTTCCCAAGAAATTCAGGAAATTATCTGTGTTCTCGTGAGGACATAGAAAATTGTAGAAATAATACCAAGTATCCAGAAGCGTTAAGTTTAGATGTTCAATTTGGAATAGATGTCGCTACAGGTTCAACTGAAGCCAAGACAGCATTTGCTTATAGATGTGGAAAAGCATTATTAAGAACAGGAACATCTGACGCTAAAACCCCAGACCAGATTATTCAGGACTTTAAATTATTTGTAGAACAATGTCAATTGCCAGATAGATTTGACTTAAAGAAAGCTCCAATAGTAGTTGACCGAACAGGTATAGGTTATGCTCTTTATGAAAGATTAAAAGATAATGGTTACAACATAGACGGATTTCAGGGAACAGAAGAGCCAGTTGATTTCAAGAATAAAGAAAGATATTCTAATCGTAGAGCAGAAGGATTTATGGAATTAGTCAATGGTATAAAGAATTGCGAGATTTATTTAGTTAATACCCCAGCGATATTTGTTCTTCAAAGCATAGGTTATACTACTGACAAGAAAGGAAAGATAATTCTTAATCCAAAGAAAGAAATCTTTTTACCAGACAAAGAAAAGTATTTGCTTGATGTCATAGACGCTATTTCAATGGCATTTACTCCAACATTAAAAAAGAATAATAATTGGGACATTAAAACTAAATTTTTTGATAATATTGCAAAACTATGGGAGAGATAAAAAACCCTAAAATCTTAACAGCAGAAGCAAAGTCAGCTCCTTTACCAGATGATTTTTGGAAAATTAAAAAAGATAAGTTTAACAGATGGTTGACAATCTCTGCATTAAAGTCAGAGTATCAACAAAGAGGAATAACTGATATAAATGAAATCAAAGAAGATTTGTATAAGAACTTGGTAGGACTTGCGTGGGCTAAATTCTACTCTGATATAACTGAAATGTGTCCAGATGTCAATTCAGAAAACTTGGACTTCTGGCAAACGAAAGATAGGTTTCATATGTCAGGGATTGCAGTTCCTATGAGAAATCGTGCTCACTCTGGTATATTACCTAATGAGAGACCTATTCATAATCCATTTAGCAATTATGCAACAAGAAGCAAAAACAAATAAAGTAGAAATAAATAAAGACGATTTGTTAGCTCTTATAAAATCAAATTACCAAGAGAGCTATGATTTTTTGGATACTAAAAAACAGAGCTGGGTTTCAACTTTGAGAATTTGGAATAACATAGATAAATCAGACGATAAGATTTCGGCTGGCTTACTTGTCTCAACTTTTCAGCAATTACTTGGAATGCTTTACAAAGATAAAATGCAAGCTGTGTTTGAACCAACTTCTGATACTGACTTTGTTAAGGTAAGGAATTTGAATAAACTCGCAGAATATCATCACGGAGAAATGAATAAATTGTATTACAGATATGATAGTTTGTGGGACGGATTGTTCTTCAATATGGGGATTATTGATATGTCTGATTTTGACCCTGTATTAAAACAGATTAAACCATCTTGTGTTAATCCATTATATTTTGGTTATGACCCATATTTTGAAAATGAACAAGATTGGCGATACTATTGGAAATGGATAACTCTTTCAAAAACTCAATTAGTTAAACTACAAAAAGCAGGAAAACTTTTAATAAATGATTTGTCAGGAATATCACAGGGATTAGAGCCGAGATTATGGGAGTGGAAAATTGATATAGATAAATCAAAGAAAGGTAATTCAGTTCCTCCTTCAAGTAATTCAAAGAACGGAGTTTATCAGATACTTGATATGTTCTTAATCCTTGAAGATGGAACAAGAATAAGAGTTTGGACAGATAAAAACATTTCTCAAATTATTGCTATTGACGCTGACATTTCACAAGACGCTTGGGACATCGTATTGAAGAAACCAATGAGAGTTCCACATCAATCAATTAACTCTTCAAAGGTTGACCTCATAGAAGACAAGCATAGAACTTATGGAGCATTACTGAACCTAATAAATATTAAAGCAAAGGACTGGGCTACTCCAATTTATGAATATGATAGAAACACTGTTGTAGATAAAACTGCTTTCTTGCAAAGACAAGTCAATCAGCATATTCCAGTTGATAGATTAGGTTCTGTTCAGCCATTACAAAAAGACCCGCCAGTTGATAATTCTATTCTTTCTTACTTCCAGATGTTAGAGAGTGAAACAGAAAAGGCAGTTGGACTTCCTTCATCTTTAATGGGAAGAAAGAAAATGTCAGCTACCGAGAGTGCTTTAAGACAACAGATTTCAGAGACAGTAAGCTCCGTAGATGTTCAACTTCTAATGGCTTGTGAAATAGAGTTCTGGAGAAGCTGGAAGCGAATAATGGATAGCAAGCTTAAAAAGGGAGATAAGTTAAGAATTAACATTGCTCACCCAGATGGAACTACAATAACAGAAAACTTATCAACAGAAGATATTTTAATTAAAGCACCTGTAGTAGTAAATATAATTTCATCGGCAGATAAAGAATATAAGGACTTGGTTGTTCGTAGAGATTTAATGCAGTTATTCCCAGTATTACAGCAATCACTTCCACCTACGGCTATGAAGAACTTTATCAAGTATTTTATGTTCCCGAAGTTCACCTATGATACTAAAATGCTTGATTTGATTTATCCGAAGTCCTCTGACGAGATTAAAGCAGAACAAGAAAATGAATTGTTAGATATAAATAAGATTGCTACTATTGACCCGAATGATAACGATGAAGAGCATATGTTCGTCCATTACAGAGCAAAAGATACTCCTGCAAAATGGGCTCACATATTTGCACACGAAAAACAATTAGCAGATAAAAAAGGTCGACAACAGCAACAAGAAAATCAAAGCCAACAAGGGCAACCACAAGAACAAGGGTTGCTTCCAACTGCTGGTGGTAGAACAAATGTTCCAAAAGATAAAAGAAATCCTGCGGAAACACCTGTTCCATTAAAGGCAGAAATGGGTAGAGAAATTTTTGGTGCTGGGAAAGAATTACGCTAAAATATGTTGTATATTAAAAACATTAAAAAACTCGCAAGTATTACAGCGGGAACGGGAGGCACAATAGCACTTCCAGACATAGATTGGTGGAATGGAGTAAGATATTATAGTTTTGTAGTTGTAGTTTCTGATATTACAGGAACTCCAACGAATGTAAAGTTTAATCTAAACGAGATAGTTTCTGGTAGTGTTAAGGTCGCTTCTCCTGTTTTGACCTTTACGACAACTGGAACTGACAAGTCCCTAGATAATGCTTCTGTCGGGAATGCTATAGAGTTAGTTTATTCATTCGCAGGTGGAGCCTCTCCTACGGTTACGGCAGATGTCTATGTTGTAGGTTATACAAAATAGTATGAATATAGTATGAAGAGAACTGTAAAAAATATTGAAGAAAAAGAAAAGAAAATTAAAGCGACTGTTGAAACAAAATTGACCGTCTCGCGAGAATTATTTCAAACGATTTATTTTCAGAGATGGGTTGAAGTATTCTTAACTCCTATGAGGGAAGAGTTGATTAACAAGATTAAATCTGAAACAGATGAGAAAATAAGATGGGATTTAATCGGTCAACTCAAAATCGTAGATAAGTTAAGAAATTATGAACAATTATTAAACGACCTTGATGTAGAGTTCCAACTTTATATCGGGGCTACAAGGTAATATGGCAAGCGAAAAACATAATGAAGAAGAAGTGAAGGTTAAACCTAAATTAACGGTTAAACCATATGTAACTGTAAATCAACCAAAGTTTAAGAAACTTCCCAGAATAATTGGAGGTATCTGTGAATTCTGTGGTATTCCTGCTACCAAGTGTGAACACTACAAAGATGTAAATATAATGTGTTCATATTGTTTGAGACCAATAACTGATAAAGATATACTGGGAAGAGAATTGCACGTAATTCAACTTGGAGATACAGATATTGAAATGTGCTGTGATGATTACAAATGTCGTCAAAAATTTAACGCTAAATATAGACCACAAATATAAAGGTCGTTAAAGGTCATTAAAGAAAGGTAATAAAAAAATATATGTTACGTCAACCCAATAGAACGATTTATACAAAGAACATAACATCTACCTCAAGCGGAACAGATGCGTTTGTGATTGATGTTAATGATTTTGATAGTGTTCTATTCAAGTTAGATGTCGCCACTCTTTCTGGTGGAACTTCACCTACGATAGATGTTTATTTTCAAACATCTCTTGATGGTGGTTCAACTTTCAAAGATGTGTGCCACTTTGCACAGATTACTGCGGCTACTACGAACTCTCTGTTTGCGATTTCCTCTTCCGTGAAAGATGCTTATATCGGTGCAGTAGGAGACGCTTCTATTTCAGCAGGTAGTGTTGGTATTCCTGTTGCGTCAAAATATGCCAGATTGAAATATGTAATCAGTGGAAGTCCAACTTCTGTTGATTTTACTGCTTCGGCAATTTTAGTCAACCAACAATAATGTATTAACTAATCCCAAATGAGTTCGCCACCCATTTGGAGAAAATTATGAAATATGGCAGAAACAAATGAAAACTTGGAAAAAACTAATGAACAACCTGAAGATAACGAACTAATTAAAAACTTAAGAAAGAACCTTGACGATAAAGAAAAAGAACTCCGACAGTATAAAATCAAAGATGTTTTTAATTCTTTCAAATCTAAAGGTTATCCTATAGATGAAGTAAAAGATAAAGCTATGAGTTTAATTGAGAAAGGTGTAAGTCCAGAAGATGCTATTTTAAGAACATTGCACGAGGAAAATAAACTTATTCGTGAGGTAAAGGAAACTCCGAAAGAAGCACCAAGCGAAGAGAATTTACCGCCTGCTCGTTCTGCTACAATAGTCAATCTTACTGATAGTAATAAAGACCCCAAATCAATGTCAGATGAAGAGCTTTATGCTGCACTGAAAGAAGAAGAAGCAAAAGGAAATATACTGTGGAGGGCATAATTGTCATAGTTCTTTATAATCAAATATGGCAGGTGTTACTACAAGGTCAGATTGGAGTTCTACTCTTCTTTTGACCTATGTTACCCGTTTGGTGGAAAACCTTGAGCCAGCTTTGCACTTCTTGTCATTCGGTATGAGACAAGACAAACCTCAGGGTTATGACACAATCACCTTCCCTCGTGTGAACCAATTTCTTACTTCAGATGTTGGAACAATTACGGAAGGCGTTAATCCGACAGTGACTGGTTGGGGAGTAAATCCCTATACTGCTTCATTGACCCAAAAAGGTATGGTGGTTCAGATTTCTGATATGTTAGTCAGCAACTCGGCAGTTGAGACAGTTAGAAATGCGGCATTAGAAGTTCGCAATGCTGTTGCTCGTCAGTTAGATGTTTTGGCTC